TCAAAAGTATTGTGAGGCAACCTGTCACCAGACAAGATATACTCAATTGTTGGTTTATTATCGTATACATGATTAAAGTTGTAGCGTTCAATGCTGATTCTCGTATAACCAGCGGTTTTAGCCGTATATTGGTCTGCAAGCTCATAAGCCAATTCAATACTCATAACAATTTCTCCAAGTCAGATGCCATTTGAACAATGCTGTCTGCAATTTCTTCAAGCGATAGGTTTGACTCATATATATCAAACGGGATGACGTCATCCCAGTCATTTAATAACGTTTCGATAATCGTATCAAAATTCATATCTGGATTGTATTTTTGAAGATAATGATTGACCGCAAATTGCTGGTATTTATTCATTTAAAACTCCTGTTGGTTATGCCTGTATTATATTACATCGTGCAATGAATTGCAATGCTTTAATGGAAATTCTGATTGTTTGTATAGACTGATCGCGTGAGCCAGGTTTGTTAATCCATATTCTAAGTCTTCAATTTCTTCGTAGTTTAATACGGTGGTTCTACCGTTTAAGGTGATGTAGGTTAACGGCTCTATATATTTTATGTTTAATTTGAAGTTTTTGGTTAGGTCGGTCAGGTTCATGATTGCTCCAGCTTCAATGGCTCGGGTTTCAATTCAATATTATTGTCTATTGCATAAGCGCTTAACGTATGAAAATTATCATAACCATACCATCGTGATACTAGATGCAGGAGCTTGTTGTATGATGCTTTATCGTCATATTGTTCGAGTACGTTCTGCATCTTTCTTGCTATTGCTTTTACGTCTTGGATGGCCATTATTCTTCATTCCAGTCTGATATAGCTATTCGTCCATCTTTGCGTGCTTCTAGTTCGTTTGCAAAGTCATTGCCGCTTTCTGCTACTGAGTCGCCTACGTAGTTTTCTATTGACCATGCCCATAGGCCGTTGTATTCGGATACTTTTAGTTTGTAGTTCACTTTTAACTCCTGTTATGTTGTTTTGATGTGGTAATTATATTGCACGGCGTAATGAATTGCAAGGGATTGATGAGGAATATGAGTTTTTTGTAGTGAATTGCTGTGGTAAAGATGTGTGCAGCACCTCTTTAGTCCTGTTGATTGCCTGTGGACAGGGGTTGTGATACCATCGTTCACAGTTACACACAGCTTTATCAACAGTTCTTGTGGATTAATAATGTTTGAGTTCGAGCGATACGTGCATGATGTAAACAACAGAGAGCTGTTATCGGCTTATCTATATCGTGTTGCGTTGCGTATTGATGTATTGAAGGTGATTCATGGCATTAGTTAGATGTAACCGTTGCGTTGGTACGGGTGAGATTATGGGTGGTGGCATGATGATGCAGGATTGCGTTGCGTGTGATGGCAGTGGAAAGATTTCTGATGATCCGGCTGTTGTTGATCCTGTTTCCGTAGTTAACCTTGATAGATGCAGTAAAACATATAAAGAAGCTATAAATGGGATCATGAATTTGCGTAGCTGCGATAAAGACGAGGCTGTGCGGGTTTTTGATGATGAATTTTCTAAGCTTGATGCGTGATGAACCCTCCGAATTATAAGCAAATTTCAATCGATTTAATCAAAAATTACTCACAAAATTCACGAACACATTCTGATGATCAGGTGCAACAAGTAGTTAATTCGATCAGGGAATATGGCTTTACGAATCCTATTTTAATCGATGAAAACAACGTTATTATTGCGGGTCATTGTCGCGTTGAGGCAGCCAAGCGTTTAGCGTTGACTCAGCTGCCTTGCGTTATATTAGCGCATTTATCCGAAACACAAAAGCGCGCCTATGTTATTGCAGATAACAAGTTGGCGTTAAATGCTGGTTGGGACTTGGAAGTGTTACGTGCTGAGTTTGATTTATTACGTGATGATGATTTTAATATTGAGCTGACGGGTTTTACGCTGGATGAATTGTGTGAATTATTGCCTGATGCGGAACCCGAGGTTCTTTGTGATGAGGATGATTGCCCCGATGTGCCTGATGAGCCTGTCACGAAGCTTGGTGATGTTTGGTTGTTGGGTGAGCATCGTTTGATGTGTGGTGATAGCACTAATATTGAGTCAGTTGAAAAACTCATGGAGAGTTTTAGTGCTCACATGGTATTTACTGATCCGCCATACGGTGTTAATTATCAATCCAATATGCGCACAAAAACAAAAAAATTCGATGTATTAGCGAATGATGATGTATTTTTAGATATCGCGCCTGTAATTGAATACCTATCAAAAGGCTGGGTATTTATTTGGACAAGCTGGAAAGTGCAAACCAAATGGATTGATCAATTTAAATCATTTGGCTATCCATCTAATATGATAATTTGGCATAAACCGGGTGGCGGGATTGGTGATTTAAAAAAGACATTCTCAAGTGATTATGAGGTTGGGTTGGTTTGGCACCGTGATGCCGCGCTATGCGGTAAGCGCATTGGGTCGGTCTGGACAATCAATAAAGACGGCGCAATGACTTATGTCCACCCCACACAGAAGCCTGTTGCATTAGCTTCGGAAGCATTAGATAAGTGTACTAAAATTGGTGATTATATTCTTGACCTTTTCGGCGGCTCAGGCTCAACCCTAATCGCATGTGAAAAGCTAAAACGCAAATGCTTTATGATGGAGCTTGACCCAAAATATTGTGACGTTATAATTAAGCGATACGAACAATACACTGGCAAAAAAGCCGTTTTGGAGCAATGATGGGATTACCCGGTGTAGCACATGTGCCAACAGACAAAACTAAAGCTGAGGTCGCTGCTCTATTAAGTTTCGGTAATACTCAAGCCGAAATATGCTCATATCTTGATATTACTGACAAAACATTCAATAAGCATTATGAGCATGAGATTCGTACTGCTGTAGTTCGCGCTAATGCAGGTGTTGCACGTAAACTTTACAATAAAGCCATGGTTAATGATGATTTGCAAGCTCAGATATTTTGGCTTAAGACGCGAGCTCGGTGGCGCACTGCAGATGTCCCTGAAGACAAGCAAGATGCATCTGACACCCTCAACAAAATACAAGCATTGGTTGCGGATTTAAATAAGACTAATGTAAGTGATATTTAACAGTTTATGAGGTCGACTGTGGCACAGATCATAAATCCTGTAGTTAGCCCTAGCAGGTGCCTCACCAATGAATGACCAAGAACACGCCCAACTAATCAGCGACCTACAATCCTCATTCTTTCTATTCGTACGTACATTCTATCCAATACTTACCGGTCGTGACTTTATTATTAGCAACCCACACGGTCGTGAGTCACACATCATTACAGTGAGCCGTGAGCTCGTTAAATGCGCCAATCTTGAGACATTGAAGCTTGTCATTAACATTCCACCGGGTCATGGTAAGTCAACTCTATTGGCGTTCTGGACGGCTTGGTGCTTGGCTAAGAATCCTGATAGCCGCTTTCTTTACATATCCTATTCACAAACCCTTGCGGCATCACATACGGATACGATTAGACGTATATTGATGATGCGGGAATTTAAGGAGTTATTTGGTGTCGAACTTAGACCAGATAGCAAAGCAAAAGACTATTTTCAAACAACTGCAGGCGGCGCTGTTGGAGCATTTGGTAGTGCTGGAGCGATTACTGGACGAGATGCTGGATTGCCAGGACTTGATAGATTCTCAGGTGCTCTCATTCTTGACGACCCACACAAACCTGATGAAGTCTATAGTGATACGATTAGAGAAAAAGTTATACAAAATTATCGAGATACAATTCAACAGCGCGCACGTGGAATAAACGTCCCCTTCATTATGATAGGCCAGCGCTTACACGAGGCAGACTTAGCAGCCTACTTACTAAACGGTGAAGATGGCCACGAATGGCGTCGCGTAATATTAAAATCAATTGACGAGGCAGGCAATGCGTTATATCCAGAAGCGTTTCCACTATCCATGTTACGTATTCGCCAGGAGAAAGATATCTATGTGTTTGCTTCGCAGCACCAACAAGACCCACAGCCTGCGGGTGGCTCATTATTTAAAATGGACTGGTTTATTAAACTCGATTTTGAACCACCAATCACTGTTACATTTATTACAGCAGATACCGCAGAAACCGACAAATCCTACAATGATGCAACGGTTTTTAGCTTCTGGGGCTTATATGAAATTGAAACGATGGGTAGAAAGACCGGAGAATACGGACTCCACTGGATAGATTGCCAAGAGTTACGAATAGAACCTAAGGATTTAAAAGAGGCCTTTATGGATTTCTACGGTGATTGCATGCGTCATAAAGTTCCCCCTAAAGTCGCATTTATTGAACGTAAGTCTACTGGCGTAACACTAACCAGCGTATTATCAGATTTAAGGGGGCTTAGTGTGCGTGGAATAGAGCGTTCACGTGCCTCCGGTAGCAAGACGCAGCGTTTTCTAACTACTCAGCCATATGTTGCAGCTAGGCAGATATCATTTAACAACGATGCCAAGCATGCTAGTATGTGTATCAATCACATGTCTAAAATTACGGCAAATGATAGTCATCGTCACGACGATATTGCAGATACCCTTTGCGATGCTGTCAAAATCGCACTCATTGACAAGTCAATCCAACGCAACATTACACAAAATGACACATTATCTGCTACTATTATGAGACCTCAACTTGAACGTCTACAAATAGAGAGCGATTTATATTATGGCGGACAATAAAGAATATTATAGCATCGAGAATCTCTCACGCATCAAACGCAATATCGCTACATCTTATTTGTACTTTGAAGACAATTACAAGCGGTTTAGAGACTTTCGCAGGTTTGTGTTTTGTGAATCGGTCACTGAAGACCAGCGTTCCATGCTTCGTAGACTTAATCGACCGGCTACGGAATTCAACATTTTAGAGGCGTTTATTAGTCGATTGCTGGGTGAGTTCAGCAAGCAAGAGCCATCGATTGTTGTATCACCAGCTGAGGACGCGCCAATACCCGACGAACTATTAAAGCTTATTGAAAATAACATACGTCACGTCATGTATGACGCTAACAAAAACTCATTTGCTTATGAGATTTACAAAGACTTGTTGTCTGGTGGATTCTCAGTCGGCAAGGTCTGGACTGAGTATGCTAATCCCATGGCGATGGAGCAAGTGATACGTTGGGCGCGCGTGTTTGATCCAACTTTGTGCGGATTTGACCCATTAGCAAGATCTAGTCATAAAGGGGATGGAGCGTACAGCTTTGAATTGTTTCCTATGCTGCAAGAAGATTTTGAGTTGATGTACCCTGATTTGCGTGTTGAGGAGCTAGAGTATCTTCGCGATATTGAGGGATTCAGTTGGACTTATGAGGACTCTCAGCAACGCAAGACTATTCTTGTTGGCGAGTATTACGAAAAGAAGAAGCGCAAAGTTAAAATAGTTAAGCTTGCTAATGGATCTACGATGCCATTGAGTGATTATAATAAACTTGCTAAGAAGTGGGTTGAATTGAATGTACTTGAGCAAATGCCTGTAATTACTGCTCGACGTACTACTGAGCTTGAGACTATTTGTTATTATAAGATTATTGGTTGCAAAGTTCTTGAATATCGCGAAACAGACTTTACATTTTTGCCCCATGTATTCTTTGATGGCCATTCAATTATATTGTCTCGTGGTGAGTCTAGTTCGCAGTCTTATCAAATGACAAGGCCTTATGTTTATCATGCTAAAGGCATTCAGGATTTAAAAAACTTTGCGGGTCAGACATTGGCCAATTATCTCCAAAATCAGGTGCAACATAAGTTTATCGTGAAGAAAGAGGCTATTCCACAAGAGAAAGATTATTTGTCTGCTCTGACTAACCCGCAGCGGGCTAGTACGCTTGTTGTGAATGCTTTTTATGAAAACGATCCTCAGCAAGCAATTCCCGATCCAATTCGTGAAGTGGTTAACATGCCTGCGCCTCCAGAGGTTATGGCGGCGTTTCAAGTTACCGATCCAACCACACAGACTATTCTTGGCAGTTATGCGAGTAATAATGGACAAAATGAAAATGACGCGTCGGGTAAAGCGGTTATTGCCACTCAAAGTGCT